CACGCTTTCTTCCAAATTCGCTTTATGAGATTTATCCAGCTGGATAATTCCATACGTAATTCGGAATGTCTTCAATGGAAACTGAACCCACAGAATCTGTTGGAAACGTTACGAAACAATTTCAATGTTGCAGGATTGATGAGACAGTCATCAAACCTGCTCGTTTCAAGATTCCGAAGAGTTATCAGTACTGGACTCGCTCTGGCAATTTTTACATTATTGGTAAACATTATCCGGGCCTACTACCGACGACCCTTCCGAAATTATGCACAATTTATCTTCAAGTCTATGATACAGAAGAGAAATCAATTTCAACAATTCGATTTGACGAGGTTGCGAACATCTTTCAGGGAGACCATCAATATATTCAAATTATCCACGAAGAATCCAACTCATTCACACCCGATATCAGCGGCGTGGCGTACATCGAGTGGGACATTCGCAAAGTTATTTTCATCCCATGCAGACCTGGATGTTCTCATGATTCAACCAAGCCTGTCAGATGTCAGAGATCGAATTCCTGGTCGGAGTTTCCTATCTGTGATGAAAGATGTTCTTGTTCCAGCATCTTATCCAAGATCGGAAACTAACTCACTCATCATGACGGTCGATCATGATTATCATGTTGATATGACCGATCAGTTGATTGAATTTGACAACCCTCAATTGTTATATACTTTTCAACCTGAAGCTGTAACTTGTTCCACTGGTGAATTTTCTTTTCGATTTAATTCAGATAACACCGTAGAATATCGAGTTAGTGGTGGTGCTGTGTATCGTCATCCTGTTTATAATTATGCCCAAGATATAATATCCGTATCCAGTTGGTGGACAACCAAACATTTCCTAGTCGAAAGAAAGAAAATGAATGAACACCATGAGTTGGTACTATTAATACCGATTGGTAAATGGACTGGTATCTGGGCCTGGATTATGTATGCAGTCGACAACAACCCCTTAACTCATATTCAGGTCAATCAAGGTAAGTTTAACGTATTAGATTACCAAACTAAGGATGGTATAATGCGCAGTATAGCGCGCTTAGGTGAATACAATAGCACCACAATGCCTTTAGCGGTGTTTGATGCCATTGTATCTTCATCTAGGAATTCCAGTGTTAAAATTGGAAATGCTACCGTGCAATCCTGGATTGATAATGATAGACAAGCTGCAACTATTATAGTAGATTATGTTAATAATTTAGAAAATTTAAAACCTACTGTGTTGTACCCTGCCAATCAACATATGCGCCCTTACCAATTGATGACTAAGATTACAGAGATAACAGATGATAAACCTTTAATGGTATCTTTCATGCATCATTTGATTCCAGCTGGCTTTGTACCACTGAATACTATGACTAATGAACGTGCTGCAATTGCAGGTCGAGTGACCAAACCTATCCAAGAAGCAAAGGAACTGGCTGAAACTCCAATGTCAGCGTTCCTTATAAAAGAAATGCACCGATTCTCTGAATTGATGATGCCAACACCTCTTGGATTATGTCCGGTTGAGATCAGTGAAGTGTATGAACGTCAGGATAGACCATCCCAACGTTGTATACTCCACAGAGCAGAGACAGGGGTTTGTAAAAATACCTGCCAGACGTTCATGAAGGCTGAACCTTATCAAAGTGTGAAAGACCCTAGACTTATAACAACCTATGATGGTGTTAAGAAGAGGGATTATTCACGTGTTATCTATCCTCTTGCTGATTGGACAACAGCTAACTGTAAATGGTACAGTTTTGGTAAAACACCAAAGACCTTAGCAGAGAATGTTGCTGAAATATGTGTCCATTCTTCATTAGGTGTTAATGCTTCAGACTGTTCCAGGATGGACGGACACATACATCCGAATCCTAGAGAACTTGAGCGCATAATTTTAGCTCGTGCATTTGCCAAAGAGTTTATCAAATATGCTTTAGATAATCATGCAAAACACTATGGAGTGCATGCAGTTGGTAAACATGGTAACGAGTATGATCTTGAAACAATACGTGGTAGTGGTGGGGCAGACACTGCTTATTTTAACAGTCTTTTAACAAAATTTATTGACTATCTATCACGTAGACTAGCTGGG